AAACAACTATTTCAAACGAAAGTAGTTACTGCTGGGAACATATTGATTATTGATACGGTTGGTTCAAAGTCGGCGAAAATATTTGAAAGATTACAAAAGACAAGAGAACACAACTATACCAACACAATCATTTATTTAGAAATCAATGTAGATTTGGCGTTACAGCGAGATGTTTGGAGAAAGGATCATTCTGGCAGAGGCGTAGGCATTCCGGTTATTGTGAATTATTCTAAATCAATGGATAATGCGTATAATGATTACAAAGCAGAAGGTACTAAGGAAAATGGAGTAGTTGATAGGTTGATGCATTTTGTTTGGAAACCGGCTGGGAACTCACCAGTGAAAGGAACTTGGACATTGACGAAGGATGATAGATTTTCGCTGAAAAGACGATTAAAATCATTAAAAGGTAAATAAATCAAATGGCAGATAATATAAAAATATTAACCGAATTTATTACTAAATTAGAAAACAAGTAAAAAGTTAAATTTTTATTAAGAAGGACTATTAAATAGTCCTTTTTTTGTTTTTATATATTTATTTATAAGGAATAACTTTTTTATAAACAATAGTGGAGAATAATCTTGCTACGAGAATCAATACGGCAATTAATAAGCGAAGAACTTGACGAATTACGTTTTAATATTGCGTTGGTAGAAATAGATCAGATATCACAAGCAGTAGATTTTGCTCGTGATATTCATTCCGGCCAATGGAGAAACAAATCGCCATTGCCATATATGGTACATCCAATGCGGGTATATCACCGCGCAAAAAAGAGAGGTCTCTCAAAGAAACATCAAGTTTTAGCCATACTACATGATACGGTTGAAGATTCTAACAATCCGCAAAGAACTCTGGCGAAAATAAAAGAGTTGTTTGGAAGTACGATTGCTAACTTAATATTGATAATGTCGCATGATAAAAATGTGGATTATTCTACATATCTTTATAAACTGGCAAAACTGTCGCCGACGGCATTTGATATAAAGTTGTTAGATTTAGAGGATAATTTGAGTGACAGCCCAAGTCCAAAACAACAATATAAGTATAAACAAGCATTAGACTATTTAGAGGAAAAGGGTATACAAATAAACTCAAAGATACGGGAAAAACTTTATCAAAAAGTTGGAAAATAATATGAATAATATAGAAAAATTTAGTGAACAAATACTTCTTGAAATGATTCAAGAAATCGAGAGAAAGTCGATGCCACAAGTCAAAGGTAAGAATGTAGATGAGGTATTGAAAATCTTTGATGAAAGTGGTATTGCTTATGAACAAGGTCAAGCTAAGTGTAGTGATTTATCAGCGACACAAGAAGATTTTATTCCTGAAAAAGTTGAAAGTATAAAGAAACAAATCCAGGAAACTGATTGGGTTACACATCCTTTATTCATTTCAAAAGAGGGGAAGATACTTGACGGACATCATCGGTGGCTCGCGTACAAGGAAATCTATGGCGACGATTATTCTATTCCAGTGACCAAAGTTGATTTACCATTAGAGCAAGCGTTACAAACCTTTGATGATAGTGCTTCAGAAGTGAATGAAGAAACAATTAATCAAAGGACTATTGTTGTTTTTCCTGGTCGTTTTCAGCCTTTTCATTCTGGGCATTATTATTCATATCAAGCGTTAAAGAAGAAATTTGGTGACGTTTATGTAGCGACATCGGACAAAGTTGAGCCAGGAAAATCGCCTTTTAATTTTTCTGAAAAGAAACAAATAATGAAAAAGATGTTTGGTATTTCAACGAATAGAATTATTCCAGTGAAAAGTCCTTATAATGCTAATAGTTACGAAAAAATAGGCGATTCAACTAAAGATGTTTTAGTTATTGGACTTGGAGAAAAGGACGCTCAACGTTTAGGTGGCAAGTGGTATAAGCCGTATAAGGGAAATGAAAACAACTTGAAACCTTTTAATGAACACATTTATACTTATATTGTTCCACAACTACAAATGAAAGTTGGTGGCAAAACGATTAGCGGAACACAAACACGAGAAGTGTTTAAAAAAGGTTCTGATAAAGCGAAACAGAATCTATTCAAAAAACTTTACGGAAAGTTTGATCAAGGTATATTTGATTTGATAGTAAATAAACTAAATGAAAGTGTTATTTTAGGAAGTACGGTAATAGAAGATTTTGTAACTGAAGTCAATATAAAACAACTTTTACTTGAGGTAAGTCAAGCTGTTGAGTCTGAAGTTGACGATGGGCCAGCTACATTTTACAAAAGACCTGACGCATTTGTATTGGGTCAACTTGTAAACAAACAAAAATCGGTGAGTGATGTTATTAAACAACTTGGTTGGCAGATTGTAGACTGGTTAGCCGGCGACAACGAAGATATAATGACACTTCGACATAAATATAAAACAGATCATGTAGGTGATGTTTCATTTGGTGATCTTGGAGTAAGAGATACAACTTATCCAGATCCACTACAAAAGTATAAAAATCGTATGGAGAAAATAGCTACTAATGTAGGGTATTCTTTGGTTAGTTGGTTATTGAGTAAGGACAACAAGAGAAACATTATCGATGATCCTAAGAGCGAAATGGCGACACACGAGCCGTTAGTACAAAATACAAGTGGAAATAGACCATTAGGGGAACAACTTTTTTCAAAAGAATGGTGGACTAAAAATGTTATGACTGAAAGTCCTGATAATGTTGAAATAAAAGGAAAAAATCTTGAATATACTGACAGAGATGCAAGGGCATTTGGGTATAAGAAAGAAAAAATGCTAATTTCTAAATTTGGAGATACACATTACAGTATGGGATTATTTTTGAAGTATTCAGGGAGAATTTGGAAAAAAAATAAAGTTATATCATTTTGGGAGTATCCATCGGTTAGTAAATTTAAAAAAGTAATTCAGGATCTTGAAAAAATAACTAAACTTAATATATGGAATGATCCAAAATGGCAATTAGATGTTGAAAAGTCTAAAGCCGTGATGGGAACTTTAATACCATTAAAATCATATATTGGTTCTGGTGAAGTAAAACGAACAAAACATGCGGATTCGCCTTTAATTAAAGGAAAAACAAAAGTTTCTGCGGGTTGGGGCTCAAAAAAAATACCAAAAGATATAAAACCTGGCGAAACTATGGCTCAATATAATGCTCGTCAAAGAACCAGCGAAAATTTAGACGATTCAAAATTTTTATTAATAGAAGGTGGAGCATATGGCCATTTAAATCATCCATTTGACGATATGGATTTGACATTTGGTGATTTAAAGACGATGATTGATACTGCTCTTGAGGGCAAGTTAGAAATGGCACAGGAAAAAACGGATGGGCAGAATTTAATGATTTCGTGGAAAAATGGAAAGTTGGTCGCCGCACGAAACAAGAGTCACCTAAAAAACTTTGGCGAGAATGCTCTCAACAAAAATGGAGTAAGTGATATGTTTGCGGGTCGCGGAGAAATTCAAAATGCTTTTACATTTGCCATGAATGATTTGGAAAAAGCGATAGGTAAATTATCACAAAAACAAAAAGACAAAATTTTTCAAAATGGAAAGAAGTTTATGAGTTTTGAGGTAATGTATCCAGCGACACAAAATGTAATACCTTATGGAATGTCAATGTTATTATTTCATGGAACTATGGAGTATGACAAAGAGGGTAATGTAATAGGTGGAAGTAAAGAGGATGCTAAAATGCTTGCAGGAATGATAAAACAAATTAATCAAGAGGTACAAAAAAACTATACGATTGGAGATGTACCTGTATTGAAACTTCCTAAAGTGCAAGATTTCTCAAAACAAAAAGCTAAATTTAATAGTAAATTAAATACATTAAAAAATCAATTTAAATTAAAAGATTCTGATTTAGTAATGTTATATCATCAATCTTGGTGGGAAGATTTTATTTCAAAACAAGCGAAAAAGTTTAAATATGGAATACCAAATCGTGTAATGACAAATCTTGTAAAACGGTGGGCGTACAGTGACAAGTCATATAAGATAACGGACATGAAAAAGGAGATTGACAACGAGAAGTTTTTGAGTTGGGCGTTAGATTTTGACAAGACAAGTCATGATGATCAATTAAAGAAAAACATTTCGCCTTTTGAGTTATTATTTTTAGAGTTGGGTGCTCAAGTATTGAAAAACATGAATCAACTATTAACTGCTAATCCTGAAAAAGCTGTACAACAAATGAAGAAAGATTTGGAAGCGACTATTAAGGAACTTGAGGCGACAAACGATGTAACAAAAATGGGAAAGTTAAAAACACAACTGGATAGATTAAATGCTATTGGTGGAATGGACACAATAGTGCCGACTGAAGGAATTACGTTTATGTATAATGGAAAACTTTATAAATTAACGGGTACGTTTGCGGCTAGCAACCAGATATTAGGTATGTTGAAGTTTAGTAGATAAAAATTTTATTTTTGTATATTTATAGATATAAATTAACAGGGGAGTTAGAAAATGATTATCTATAAAACAACAAATAAAATAAATGGAAAAATTTATATTGGGAAAGATAGTAAAAATAATTCTAATTATTTAGGTTCTGGAGTGATATTACAAAACGCGATAAAGAAATATGGCAAAGAAAATTTTGTAAAAGAAATAATTGAAGAATGTAAAAACGAACAACATTTAGACGAAAGAGAAATATATTGGATAAATTATTTTTCTGCTGTAGATTCTGAAAAATTTTATAATTTAGCTGATGGTGGTTGTGGTGTTAGTAGCCGAATGATGTATGATTATTGGAAAAACCATCCAGAAAGAAAAATGGAATTAAGTGAAAAAATGAGTGGAGAAAATAATCCTTTTTATGGAAAAACACACACCGAAGAAAATAAACAACTTTTTGCTGATAATGCGAGAAAATTACATACTGGTAAAAAACGAAGTGAAGAAACAAAACGAAGAATAAAAGAAGGAGTAAAAAATTCTGATCATGCTGAAATTATGAAGTCGCCCGAAATGAGTAAGAGGATTTCTGAGGCGACAAAAAAAGGAATGGATAATCCTGAAGTGAGAGAGAAATGCGCGTATTGGAAAGGGAAAAAACAACCTGAAGAAATGGTTGAAAAAAGAAATAAAAAAGTATCGGAAGCATTAAAAGGGAAGCCAAAATCTGAAGAGCACAAACAAGCATTAAAAGAAGCTTGGAAACGAAGAAAAGAAAGAAAAACAGAGGGTAAATAAAATAAATAGTATATTTATATGTGTATAAAACACTTATTAGGAGAATGTAAAATGAGCAATTATGAAGATGTTGTAAAAAACATTATTAGCAAAACGAATAGCAGAAAAGACCAAAATCCAAAAATTTACAGATTAACTTGGGCGAGTGGACAAAATAATGTTGTTTCTATGAATGAAGCGGTTGAAACGATTAATCGTTGGGCTAATCAAAAGGGTTGGGAATGGATACGAGTAGTCAATACCGAGACCAAGAAGCAACAAATCGTCTATGAATCAGCAAATCGTAGTGGTAAAAGATTGAATGAATTGAGTGTATAAGGAGATTTCAAATGAAACGATCAGATTTGAAAAAAATGATTATAGAAGAAATCCAAAAATTGAAAGAAGAAGATTTGGTGAAAAAAGTTGCGGATGCCACTAAGAAAATGAATACAAAATACAAAAAACTTGTTGGGACGAGAGTAAAAACACCAGATAAACAGGAATGGGAATTTGTAGAAACTAATGATCTGGGTGTTCCGTATTTTGTTAAAGTTGTTGGTGGAAAACCACAAAAAAAACAATTTACGGTTGCAATGTTTGGCAGAGATTGGTTAGATTCTGAATTGAAGAAAAAATAATGAAAGCATCCTTTAAAAACTTTCAACTTTTAGCAGACCCGGAGCTGTATGAAGCGATGTTGAAAAAATATGGAGCCCAATCTTATGGCGAAAATAAAATGGCAATTAAAACAAACAATTCATTTGCCAGTTGGATGATTGCCGAGAAGGTCGGCGACAAGTATAAGATTACGCCTATTTCATCTCAAAACAACGAGAGACAATCTTTGCAAATGGAGGCATATTGGACAACACTGAAAGAATTTCCAATAACTGAGTATAAAGATGTGCCAATTTTTTACCGTCAGTGGTTTGTAAATCGGGGTTTGATAAAAGAATCAAGTGCAAGTGAAGAAGCGAAAAAGAAAGGCTTAACACATAAAGGGTTTGGGCGGTATGCAGATAAATCTGGAAAAGTTGTTGCAAAAAGTGAAGATGGTGCATTAGTTGGTTTAGATAAGGATAAAAAAACAAAAAAGGTTAATTCAAGAAAGGAAAATGATGATATGCCGCCTTCAAAAATTCCTGAAAAAATTAAAAGGATATTGAAAAAACATGATATAGAACCTATAAAGATTATAGGTGAAGGTGGGCATGGGTATGCATACGTAACGAAAAATGGAAACATATTAAAGGTCACAAATGATAGAGCAGAAGCTAAAGCTATGGCAAAAATTAAAAAACACAACTTAAAAAACATAGTTAAACCTTTAAAAGTATTAAAAGATAGTAAAAATTTTTATTATATAGAAATGGAAAAACTTTATCCAATGCCCGATTCTATGATGGATGACAATATGCTTAGATATATGACGGAACATCTTGCGGAAATAACTTATCAAGAAAATGGAAGGAATATAGGAAATATAACAAAAGATGATTTTGAAAAAATAATAACTAATGAATATATTTTTGATGACGAAGGTGTTTATATATATAAAGATATGAGTCAAGAAGATAAAATTGAAACCAATAAATCGATTAAAAAATATTTAAATCAAGAATGGAAAAAGTTTGAGCAATATAAAAAAACTAATAGTAAATTTTTAACTGATTATGTAAATGGAATAGATCAATTAAAAGATATAGGTATAGAATTTAAAGACACTCATCTTGGTAATTTGATGATTGATAAAGATGGAAATTATAAATTTATTGATATAGGATATTCGTTTGGGGCAGAAAAGGAAAAAGTTAAAAAAATGGAACAAAAAGAAATGAAAGAGGAAGCAGAACGGGATTACAAGGATGAATACAAGAAATTTCAATCGTCAGATAAGAGTAAAAAATATAGAGCAGAACTGAACAAATATAATCGTGATAAGGGGACGTATGGAAACGGCGACGGCAAGGATGCGACACACAAGGACGGCGAGATAAAGGGATTTGAGGACGAATCAGCGAACAAGGGTCGCCGAGAAAAATCGCGACTCAAAAAGGAAAGTGAGATAAATGAAAAATTTCCAGCAGACTGGCAATACGATTTCCGTAAGATTGATTTTCCAAGTGTGCAAGTTTGGAGTGGAGAAAATCTTATAAAAACAAATCTACCAAAGAAACAAGCGCAACGATTAGTAAAAGCGAGAAAAGCGTTTGTTATAACTGGTGGAGCTATAAGTTTAATAGGGGAGAGTAAAACGAAAATAACGAAATTAAGGATTCGTGAGATCATTATGGAAGAATATCAAAAATTAAATGAAAGTCTTAAAGAAAATTTGGGTTTATCAAATGGAACTAAAGTTATGTACATAAACAATAAAAGTAAATTAGTTCCAGCAAAAATTAAGGATGAAGTAGGTCATGACCAATATCAAATTATAGATGATAAAGAAGGAAATATACAAGTATTAAAAAAAGGGGGAAAGGCTAAACAAGGTGTATACTTTCAATTAAAAGAAAGTAAAATAAGCTGAGAAAATAAAAACAGTCAAAAAATATATTAATGGGTTAGGAGAATAAAAATGGCGACACAGAGTAAATTACAAGTAGCGTATCGTGAATTTTTCAATGCGATGTTAGGTGAATATGGTGTAAAGTCACCAGGTGCTCTTGGCGACAAGAAAGGTGAATTTTTCAAAAAGATAAAGAAAGAGTGGCCGGAAGCGAAAAAGAAAATACAAGAGGGTGTACTTCGTCAAACCGTTCGCGGTATTATTGCTGAAGTGTTGGATGAAGAAGTAAAACCAGCACCCGAACAGTTTAAGAAATTAGCACAAGTTATTGTTGATAAAAAAGGCAATTTTAGTGCTAATGATTTCAAAAAATTAAACATTCCATTTGAAATATTTTTACAAATGGCACAAATGGATAATAATATATTAGTAAAAAATGCTGAAAAAGTATTAAAATTGGCGAAAGAACAAGAAATGTAGGAGAAAAAATATGGGAACTGTTCAAGAGTTAGAAAACTTGATGAAAAAACACAATTGGTATTATGAACATACTGCTATTGGTTCTCAATGGCGACAAGGAAATGAAATTCAAGAAAAGATATACAACTTAATGAAACAAGTAGGTAAAAAGGTCGCCGTAGATTTATGGAACAAATATGCTCCGAAAAATAAGGCTGCTGGTGGAAAACCGATGTTTCCATTTCCAAAACATTTAGTCAAAGAGATGGAAGGTGATAAAATATCTGGTGGTAAAGGCGACAAAACAAATCCAAAAGATGTAGATCAAAACGAATTAAAAGTTGGTATAGCCGTAGAAATGGAGCATACCAGTGATGCTGAAGTTGCTAAAGAAATCGCATTAGATCATTTAACTGAAAATCCAAAGTATTATACTGAGTTGATAAAGAGTGGTATTGTGGATGAAAAAGAAGCGTTAAAATTAGCGAAAGATTTAGGAATGTCTGAAGCAGTTCAGATAAATCATTTAAGGCGAATGATAAAAGGGGAAGTGACACATCTTTTAGAAAATGGAGATAAGAGTTGGTTATTCAAGGAAATAAGAAAGTTAGAGGAAGCATATAAAGTTATCAATGCAAGTCCGATTCTTGCCAGTAAATTAGGGCCGAATGGATATAGCATAATGATAAAACAATTGTGGAATGCACTTAAAGTTGGGTTGAATTCTAATAAAATGGATTATGAAAGGGAGTTTGGAAAAGCGAACTGGAAAGTAGATCCGAAAGGATACCCAAAATGACAAAAACATTAAGGAGTTTGGTATAATGGAATCAAAACTACGAAATATAATAAAAGAGGAAGTAAGAAAATTACTTGAGGTCGATGGTGAATATGAAAATATGAAATCATATAAAGATATGAAAAAGAAAATGGACTCTGTTGTTTCTTATGTAAAACAAAAATTAGGAAAACCTACAATTGAAGCTGATTGGTCGGACAAACCATTTTTGAGAAAAAAAGGGTCGTGGATTAATAAGAAAATGTATTGGAAAGACAAATTTCCAACAGTAAATTTTATGGTAATAGATGGTGATTATGATGAAGGATTTATTACAATAAATGTGTTTACTAGGGAAAAGGATTCTGATTATAAAAAAGTTGGAAATACATATCCAATACTCAATAAATCTGATTTGGATAAAGTGATAAGGTTTGTAAAAGTATACAATAAACAATAGGAGGCAGTATGGCTGATAGTAAAAGACCTATGGGTACAATATATCCAAAGAGGATACAAGAGGTATTACATGGAGAGGGAAAAACAATACAAGTTGGATACGAGAAAAAGAAGATCCGTCGCCAGGAAGGCGAAAAATGGGTTGACGAGTGGGGTAAAGGCTGGGAAATGAAAGATGGAATAGTAAGAAGTATTCCAAAGTTCACTGATGTAAGAGTACCATTGTTTTGCCCAAAGTGTAATAGTGTAATGGGTAAAAGGTCAAAAGATGTTGAGGTATATTACAAGTTTGGGTTCTGTTTAAAGTGTTTGCTTGACAGGGACGCTGAAATGAAAAGAAACGGAACGTTTAACGAATATGAAAAGAAATATATAGAGAGTAAGAAAAAAGGATTTTATACAGACTTTAAACTTGAGATAGAGAGTTACATAACACAAATGAAAGAAAAAGGATGTTTGGAGTATGTGACTGCTGATGGTCAAATAAAAAAGATGGATGTAGACGTAAATACACTTATAGAATTTTGGGAAAAAGAACTTGAGGAAGTAGAGAAAGAATTACAAAAATTAGGAGAGGAATAATGTTTGGAGAATACACAATTTGGTATGTATTATTAAATTTTATTATTATGTTTTTAGGAGTGGTTGCTCACTTTGCGAAAAAAAAGATTCGCGGTGAAACTGTTGCGGACATAAAAGAATATTTTAAGACACACTTTAAAGAAACGATAGTAACTGTTATTGCGGCTATTGTAACATTTGGTTCATTAGTTGCTACCAGTGGTTTGGGTTGGATTGCTTCATTTACGGTGGGATTTGCTGCGGATTCAATTTTTAACAAAAGCGTAAAATAAAAAGGTTGAAAATGGATGAAAAATTCGGCGAACTTGAAATAACAAATAATGATTCGTGGGATAGATATAAAATTTATGTCATTGAAACTGTACGGCGTCTCCGTATAGAAGTTGATAATATACGGGAAAGGATAGATGAAGATATTGTAACTAAATTAAATTATTTAGAAAACCAAATATCAAAACTTCAAGTAAAGTCTGGGGCGTGGGGATTACTTGCGGGGCTTTTAGGAGTTGTAATTGCTATGATAATAAAATCTCAATTTGAGGTAGATTAATGAAAATAGAAAGAATAAGACAAATTATTTTAGAAGAATTAAAAAATCTTTTAGTCGAAGCAGAAGGCGACAATAAAGAGAAAGAAAAGGTAAACAAAGAGAAAGAAAAAGTTGACCAACAAAAAACTGATTTTAATAAACAAAAATTAGATTTTAATAAACAAAAGTTTGATTATACACAAGATAAAGATAGAGAAAAAGGTCAAGCAGACCTGGAGAAAGAAAAAGAAGATCGCCAGCAAGGTGGGGCGCCTCAAGATGGTGGTCAAGGTCAAGCAGAACCTGAAGTAAAACCAAATATTAGTTTCAAAGATCAAGGTCAATTTTACGAAGAGGCGTATCCGGAGTTGAGGAATCTTGCGTTGAGTGACGGAAAACTTATAGGCGACGATGAGAGAAGATTTGTTGCTCTTGCTATTCAGGCGGCTGAGGGTCGTATGGATAAAGGGTTTGTGAAGTTTTTGAGTAAAGGTCGAGCAGGAAATGTATATGGGAAAGATTTTAGTAATGAAGACAAACAAAAAATTATAGATTATTGTAAAACTCATGAGTTGGTGAGATAGGAGAAAAATGATGGCATTAAAGACAAAAGATGTATACAAAAAGGGCGACAAGGTAAAATATACTATTGAATATGGTGCGAGCCCTATGTTAGCTAAATCAAAGGCTGATAAAAGTAAAGAAAAGGTTGGATATGTTTCAAAAGTTACAAAAGATTTTACAGGAAAACCACAATATGTAATAAATAATATAACGATTGGTCATAGCAGTGTATTAGGTCTTGCTGAAAGTAAAATAAATGAAGCAAAATATTTTTCAGTGGTCGCCATAAAAAACAATAAAGTTGTAGACCAAATGCATACGGTTGGCGAAAATGAAATAAAAGATGTTGTTAGTGTAATGAAGAAAGACAATCCTGGTGCTACAATATCTGTTGAAAATTCAGGAGGACAAGTTATTAAAGTGTATAAAGAAAATAAACAACAAGGAGAAAGTAAAATGAAGATTACAAAGAGAGAATTGGTAGAAATGATTAAGACCGTTGTTAAGGAAGAAACTGAGTATCAAACATTCTTTAAGGGCGCTCTTGACAAATTTGGTGTTAGTTCACCTGGTGAAATGGATGATGCAAAGAAAAAGGAATTCTTTGATTACATCGAAAAGAATTGGACAAAAGAAACGAATGAAACATTAGAACCTGTATCACCGGCGGCTGGGAATCCATTAAAACGAGTTAAAGCGAAAAAGCGCGATCAAATTCTTGCTCAAGAAAAGGTCGAAAATTATGTTCGTAAAATCATTCGTGAAGAATTGAGGTTCGTCATGTTTAATGAAGTTCCTGGCGGAACGTCACGTAAAGTTGCTAAGAAAAGAATCTCACAAACAGGTTCGACTGACAAATCGTTGTAATAACAACGAGAAAGGAGAAAGTTATGGGATGGGTAAAAACCGTTTGGAAGTGGATACTCGGCGCTCTAGCTGTTATTGGAGCAATTATTTTATATATTCTTTTATCGAAAGACGACACCGACCGAAAAGTTGCCGAACTTGAGGATAAGATTAAAGAAAAGGAAAAAGAAATAAAAAAGTGGGAAAAGGAAAGGAAAAAACATTTGGATTCGGCAGGAAATCTTTCTGAAGAAGGCGAGAAACTTGATAAAGAAATTGAAAAGAAAAAAGCTGAAAAAGTTAATCTCACTGAAAAACGAAAAAAAATGAAAAACATTTTCGACAAATATGGGAGCAAGACAAATGGATAAGAAACAATGGTATAAAATTCTTGGAAAGAACTTGAAAGAAATCAATTCTGTAAAAGATATGATTAATGAGGGTCGTTCTATTTCTCAAATTGCGGGGGAAATCAGTAGAGATTGGAAGAACGTAAATTTTGCTGCTAAACCGTATCTTCAAGCGATGTATTCATTAGATTCTATCAACGATAAATATGGTTTAGATAGTGGTCGTTCTATTGTCGCTTATTTTTTATCTAATGCATCGACTTGGAAAGGCGAAAAGGCGAAAGAAATAAAAAAAGAATTGAATACGATACTAAAGGGGAGATAATCAATGGATAAAAAACAATGGTATAAACTACTTGGAAAAGAGAAAAAAGAAATCAATTCCGTAAAGGATATGATAAATGAAGGTGTATTATCTCAAGTCAAGTCTGAAATCAACAAATATAAAAAACAACTTGAAGCAAAATGGAAATCAAAAGGTGCTTACGAAAATTTTGGTCAAAAAGAAATTCGTAAATTGAGCGATAAATATATTGATCGTTCTGATTCTTCAGATGAAATGAAACAAATTGAAAATGCTATTTTACTTTTTGATGAATGGGCTATGAATTATACTGGATAGGAGATAATCAATGGATAAAAAACAATGGTATTTGGATATTGCAGATAGAGAATATGGTGAATATGATGATTCGTGGACTTATGGCCCATTTAATTCTGAAAAGGATGTAGAAAGATATTTAAATAACTTTTCTAATCCGGGTGGTTGGCAAACCGATGCAAGTGGGAAAGAAAAGCCGCCAACAAGAAGTCCAAATGGTAGATCAGTAACGAAACCAAGATAATAGGAGTAATTTATGAAAACATTTGTTATATTAACATTCCTATTGTTATTTTTAGAAATGGGAAATGCCCAAGATTCATTGACAGTTTCAGTGGATGATTGGAAATTTATACAAGAGACAACACAAGAACTTGAGAAAGCACTTGATGATTGTGATACATTAAATGTGATGTATGAAAAACGAATGAGCATATTTCAAATGGAAGTTGGAGAATTACGACAAGCGAATTTTTTATGTGATACTATTTTAGTGGCGAAAGACTCACAATTAGAAATAAGAAAACATCAAATCGATTTATTAAATCGTAAAATACAAAAACAAAAACTTGAGTTATGGATAACACGGGGCGGTGGATTACTTGTAGTGGTCGCTGCTGTATTATTACTGAAATAAGGGAGTAAAATGGCACAAATACCGGTAGTGAAGAAATCACTAAAAGAGATAATTGCGGAAGAATATAAAAGATGTGCAATTATGCCAAAATACTTTATGAAAAAGTATTGTGTTATTCAACATCCGAAACGCGGAAAAATACCATTTATTTTGTATCCATTTCAAGAAGATTGTACTGATCAATTGGTTGAACATGGTTATACGATTATTTTGAAGTCGCGTCAGTTAGGATTATCCACTTTATCGGGTGCTTATTCGTTATGGATGATGTTATTTAAAGCAGACCAGAATATATTGGTAATCGCCACAAAGAAAGATGTAGCGAAAAACGTAATAACAAAAGTAAGAATAATGCATGATCATTTACCTTCGTGGTTAAAAAGTCCTACAACTGAAGACAACAAAATGTCATTAGTATTTAAAAATGGATCACAAATAAAAGCCATTTCAAGTTCGCCAACGGCTGGTCGTTCTGAAGCCTTGTCATTATTGATTCTTGATGAAGCCGCATTTATTTATGACATTAAATTAATTTGGGGTGCTGCTCAACAAACTCTTGCTACTGGTGGTGATTGTATTATTCTTTCAACACCTAATGGTATGGGTAACTGGTTTTATGATATGTGGAGTGCTGCGGAAGAAGGTGTTAATGGTTTTCATACTATTTCATTGAAATGGGATGTTCATCCTGAAAGAGATCAACGATGGAGAGATGAACAAGATGTTAAACTTGGTCTTCGACTTGCTGCTCAAGAATGTGATGCCGACTTTCTTGCCTCTGGTAATAATGTTGTTAGTCTTATAACACTCAAGTTTTTTGAAGAAACCTTTGTTAGAGAACCTGCAGAAAAACGTTCAGTTGATAAAGGTTTATGGATTTGGGAATATCCGGATTATAATAGGTCTTATATTATTTCTGCTGATGTTGGTCGTGGCGACGGAAATGATTATTCTGCTTTTCACGTGTTTGATGCGGAGAGCTTAACACAAGTAGCAGAATACAAAGGACAAATAAATACTCGTGAATATGGCAGACTCCTTGCTGCTGTAGGTATTGAGTATAATAGTGCTTTAATCGTGGTTGAACGCGAAAATGTTGGTTGGGATACAATACAAGAACTAATTGATATAAATTATCAAAACTTATTTTATTCGTCAAATGATTTACAATATGTTGATTCGTCAAGATATATCAACAATAAGATAAGACGAGAAGAAAAGAGAATGAAACCAGGTTTCGCCACAACTCATAGAAATAGAGCATTAGTAATAGCTAAGATAGAAAGATATTTTGAAGAAAATGGTAATGAAGATAATGCCTTCAAGATATATTCTCAGAGATTAATAAATGAGTTGAAAGTTTTTATTTGGAATCACGGTAAAGCAGAAGCACAAAGCGGTAAGAATGACGATTTAGTTATGGCATTAGGTATATTATTATGGACGAGAGATACTGCTATGAGATTGAGAAGCGAGGGTATTGAGCTTACCAAAATGGTATTGGATAGGATCGGAAAATCTGAATTTGATTTAGGATTGTATAAACCTGGACAAATGACATATGATCCTAATAAAATGGATATTGGAAAAGAAGTAATAGACTTAAACCAGTTTTTATAATAGGGGAATTAAAATGGTTGAAAAATCGATAATAATTGATGTCGAGAAAAAAGTTAAATCAGAATTGGAAATGTATAAGGATAAGGAACTTAATATTGAAGTTCTTACAAAGATTCTTAATATTCCTTTAATTGATGTGAAAAATATTTTGGGGGTAGAAAAATAGTGGAAAAATTGATATGTGAACTTCCACATGCTGACTATGGCGAAAAAGGAATTGAAGCGATTGATTTTAGTATAGAGAAATTACCTATTTCACAAGATCAAAAGAAAGAGTTAACAAAAAATTTTCTTAGTGGAAAGGGTATTATTGGGCGACTTCCTAAGTCAAAAAAACTTATATTGTTTACGCCAGATGGAATGAAAATAATAAAACAAAAACCAAAAGATAAGAGTATGATTTTACCACCTGAATGGCCGAAATATGCTATTATTTTAAAAGATCAAGCTGGAGAAATAGCCATGAAAAAGTTAGAATTAAAAGAAATGATTCGGGAAGAAGTCCGAAAGTTGATTGAAGATAAAAAAATAAAATTTAAATTGGTTTGTATTAACGGGGGCCGAGTTACTACAGTAAATACAGATGCTCGAAGTGCAGAAATTAGAAAAGGTGATACTATACAAATTTATAGAGAAAATCAATATCATTATTTTGGTTCACCAACTATACAATCCGGCATGAGATTTAAACACGATGCTGGATTATCAGGAAAGAAAATTAAAAACGAATTTCCAGATACCACTGGTATGGAAGTTGCAATTGCAAAAGAGCATGTTGGAAAAGATGTAAAAGACAGTACTTTTTGGGCTACATTTAAAAAGAAATAAAGAATAAATATTTATATTTATAGAAGTTAGATATTACATAAAGGATAAAAAATGGCAGACAACGATAACACACTATTTTCAAAACTTAAAAAGTTGTTTTCGTCACCAGTAGTTGTAAGAAACATTGGTGGAAAACGAATAAAAGTTGTTGATGTAGGACAAATACAAAGATTTGGACTTACGAATCGTAATGACAAGTTTACGAGAATGTATTCCACTGTAAATTATGCTTTGCGTCAACAACAGGCTTTATATGGAATGGAAGCGCAACGTCTGCAGTTATTTCGTGACTATGAAGTTATGGATACTGATTCGATTATCGCTTCGGCGCTCGACATTTATTCTGAAGAAACGACAATGAAGAATGAGATGGGCGACACGATTAGAATAAAGGCTGGAAGTGCGAATGTAAGAACGGTTTTGGAAAACTTATTTTATGATATAATGAATGTAGATTTCACCTTACCGACTTGGGTAAGGGGAATGTGTAAATATGGTGATTATTATTTACAGTTAGAATTGGCGAAAGAGTTTGGAGTAACGAATGTATTACCTTTACCTGTTTATGATGTAAAACGAGTAGAGGGTGTTGATCCAAACAAACCAACGGCTGTTCAATTTGTGATTGAAGGGCCGAGCGGGAAAGCCGAGTTGGAATTTTTTGAGGTCGCTCACTTTAGAATGATGACGGATTCTAACTTTTTGCCGTATGGAAAGTCAATGATTGAGCCTGCTCGTAGAGTATGGAAACAACTTATTCTTATGGAAGATGCTATGTTGATTCATAGAATCATGCGTGCTCCTGAAAGAAGAATATTCAAGATTGATGTTGGTAATATTGCTCCAAGTGATGTTGATTCTTATATGAGAAAAATCATTACTCAAGTAAAGAAAGTGCCTTACATTGATCCACAAACGGGTGAATACAACCTAAAATTCAACTTACAAAACATGACAGAAGATTTTTATCTTCCTGTTCGCGGTGGTGATAGTGGAACGAGTATTGAATCACTTCCTGGAATGAGTTCTGAGGGTCAAATAGACGACATTGAATATTTGAGAAACAAGTTAATGGCTGCCCTAAAAATACCTAAAGCGTTCTTGGGATATGAAGAACAAATTGGAAGCAAGGCAACATTAGCAGCTGAGGATGTTCGTTTTGCCAGAACGATTGAAAGAATTCAAAAGATTCTTATATCTGAGTTAACGAAAGTGGCTCTTGTTCATTTATACATTCAAGGGTTTGAGGGGAATGATTTAGTTGATTTTGAAATTGAACTTACAACGCCTTCAATTATTTACGAACAAGAAAAAATTGAGTTGTGGAATTCCAAGATAGGTTTAGCCAGGGACGCTAAGGATACGAGAATGTTAAGCATGGATTGGATTTACGAAAACATTTTCAACTTTACGGAAGATGAAATAGCGACTGAAAAGAAAAATGTTGTTGATGATACGAAACGAACATATAGAATTCAACAGATAGAGGAACAAGGGAACGATCCTGCTATATCAGATCAAGGTTTTAGTGGAGAAAAGGACAACACATTTGGCGAAAACAAAAACTTTAATCTTCATTACGATGAAGAAAAAGAATATGTGCCAGTGAAACCGTCTGAAGATGGTCGCCGAGGAAAAACAGCCAGGACAAGAGATAAAGACGATCCATTCGGCGACGATCCAATAGGTAAAAAGGATTATGATAAAATTTTGAAGTTGGACAATGAAGTTGGATATGACGCGAATAAGAAAAAACATCTATCAAGAAATATAAGAAAAGCAGAATCTGTTTTAGGTAAAACTTTATTGAAATCAAAAAAAGTTATTACTGAAATAGATTTGAAAAAAATAGAAAATTATTTTGTTGATGGAGCAAAAGAAACCACGGAAACTGGTGGTTCTGGTATTGAAAATGAAGAAAATAAAGAATAAATAAAAATGTATTATATTTATATATGGAATTTATTAGGTAAAAAATCTAATAAGGGGAGTATTGATGAAAAGAATTAAACACTCAAAGTACAAAAACACGGGTTTATTATTTGAGCTATTAGTTAGACAAACTACAGCCGATGTTTTAAACGAAAGTAAAAACGAATCTTTTGCGATAAAAGTGATAAAGAAATACTTTGGCAACGGGAAACCATTAGCCAGGGAATTATCTTTATATAAGGGATTAATGGATACAAAATTTACATCGGAAAATAGAGCAAAAGAGTTAATTGAAGAATCTATTAATTCACGGAAAAAGATTAGTAATTTATCTTTGAAAAAAGAGAAATATAATCTCATCAAAGAGATTCAGGATAACTATAATATCGACGAATTTTTTAGAAGTAAATTACCGAGTTATAAGAATTTCGCTTCAATTTATCAATTGTTTGAATCTGCAACAAATGAGGAAGGCGAATTATTACCTGCCGATAAAGTTCAATGTACATCGACTCTTATAGAACACGTAACTGGAAAACAACTTAAACCCATCAAACCAATAGAAGTTAGAGAAAATGACAAGGTTCTTGAAGAATATAAGAAAATGACTGAAGACCTTAGATTGCTTACTTACAAAACAATGTTAGATAAATTTAATACTAAATATGAAGGTTTGGATGATGCTCAAAAAAATCTACTTCGTGAATTTATCTATAATGTTTCGAATACAAATTCCTTTAGAGATTATGTTGATAAAGAAGTTGATAGAGTAAAAAGTGACGTAATGACATTTATTCCTAAAATAGAAGATAAAACGACACGGATAAAAGTTGAAGGTGTCATTCCTAACATAGATAAATTAAAACGTGGTAAAGTGGTCAATGAAAATCAACTTATTCAACTTATGAGATATTTTGAACTTTTAAAGGAAGTCAAGAAAGTTGTTGAATGTCCTAAAAAAGGCGTTCTACAAAAAGCTGTTGCTAATAAAAGGATAACGGAGAAAGTCAATGGCTAATAAACGATTTTGTCCTAAATGCGGAGAAGAAATATTATATTCAACAAAATATGTTAAAATTAGGGCAGAAAAGCGAAATACAAATTGCTTATCGTGTGCGATGACAGGAAGAGTTTTTTCTGATAAACATAAAAAAAATATGAGTAAAAATCATAAAGGAATGTTAGGAATAAAACAATCTGAAGATGCGAAGAAAAAAATCAGAAAATCTCTTAAAGGAAAAAAACGAGAATCTTTTACTGATAAACATAGAAAAAATATAAGTGAATCTAAAAAAGGAAGCGTGCCTTGGAATAAAGGTCTAACTAAAGAAACGAATGATATTGTAAAAAAAATAAGTGAAGTCAGAATAGGACAAAAACGTTCAAAAGAAACAAAACGAAAACAACGATTGTCCGCGATAAAAAGAATTGAAAAAAATAAATTTAACGGTGGTCAAATGACTCCAGGATATAATCCTGTTGCATGTAAAATTATAGATGAATATAATAAAAAACACGGTTTCAATTTTCACCATGCAGAAAATGGTGGCGAAGTTTGTATTGATGGATATTGGCCGGATGGATTAGATGAAAAACGAAAAACTATAATAGAAATCGATGAATCACGACATTATAAAAATGGGACATTAAAAGAAAAAGACATTCAAAGACAACAATATCTTGAAGGCTTAGGATATAAAGTAATTAGAATAAAGATTTAGGAGATAAAAGATGGCTAAAAATGGCGACTATGTAAAAATAAATGAGTTAGATGTATTCCAAAAACACCAAAAAGCTATAGCGATAAAGACATTGAAATATAGTGATCAAGGTGCATTTATAATGGGTGGAATGACAAAGGATGAAGCGAGAAAGTTTCTCAAATCTATTGGATATAGCGACAATCAAATCAAGAAGTTAGAGGAATCAAAACTCAGTGAAGCAAAAGTTCATGTGGGAACTAACATTAAAGGTCGTCCAGTAAAGGGCAGCAAAACAGCTCAAAATTATTTACCGAAAACGTCATATAAAGTTGAGAAAAAAGGAAATACCTACATTTTTACCGCAAGTGATGGTTATCAATATGAAGTTGAATCGGGTGAATATAAAAAATTAAAAGAATCAAAACTCACTGAAAATGGTTTGCGTCAAGCGATACGCGCAATGATTGAGCAAGAGTTAGATCAGTTTGACATTGAGGACGAGGAACAAGATAAATGTGATATCGGGGAATGTGAAATTGAATGTGTAGAATGTGATAAAAACGAAAGTTGCGACAAATATAAAAAAGAAGAAGAATTAGATGAAACGAGTTCGGTAGCTGCTCAAGGTGGTCAAGATGGATATCAAACACCTTATGCTTTTGCTGGACGAGATAAAGCGAAGCAGAAACAGAATGCTGAGCAACTTGGATACAAGTTAGTGAATCAAAATCTTGAAGAAAGAGATTGGGATGATATAATAAATGCGAGGAAAGAGGCATTAGTTTATCGCCGAAAGTTCGCTGAAATGAAAACTCGTTCAGGATTAAATGAAGCAGCCAATCCAAAAAAGGGAAGAAAAAGTTTTTATACTATGGATAATGTAGGAAAACGTGGAAATTATACCATTAATGCTTATGATGGAAAAGCAACACATAAAGATGGTAGCCCTTTTTATGATATAAGAATTTTTAGAGATAAGAAAAAATATCAAACAGCAATGAAAGATTTGACGAGTAAGGGATATGTGGAAGAAAGTGTAATCAAAGAAGAAGTCAGTCAACAAGTGAAAGACGATGTAACCGCTTTACTGAAAAGCTATGGTGGAAAGGAAGTACCTGATGATAAAGTGCATGCGATTGCTGACAAGCATGGTATTTCACCACATGAGTTAGAATCATTTATTTATAGTTTAGCATCACAGCATGTAAATGAAGGAACGCACGGAATCGCGAAAATCTATATTGGTGAGAATCCTTATTGGTTAAGAAAAATGGGTGACACGACACATTTTCACATGGCGAATTCAGCTAAAGGAATAAAAACTGGTGGAGTGACATATCATATTGGACAACATAGAGATGAACTATATTACAATGATCTTGTAAAATGGCTTAAAGGTGTGGGAAAGATAAATGGTAAAAAATATACGGATTTTTTTAGACAATTATCTAAAATTGAAAGTATAATAGAAGATAAAAAAGATATAACGAATTTAAAATCCGGCGATTTAGTTTATTTAAAAAAAGGTAAAGATCGGGGAAAGGTTGTACATTGGATAGATTCGACGAAATTGCTTATAAAAACTAAATCAGGACAGCGCGTTGTTAATTTAAGTGCTATTGATGCGGTTCGCGAATCGAAAGATGAATTAACTGAAGGTCGCCGTGGAGCGTATCACGAATATCGTGACGATGGTGATAAGACGCCTCGCCAAAAGATCGGCGAATCACTTAGAAATGTAAGAGATCAACTGACTGAAATAGAAAAAACGATTGACCTGAATCTTCGTTTAAAACAAGAAACAGGAATCAATATTCAACAATACTGGAAAAATACGCATCGCGCTCTAAATAAAATCAACGAAAGAATGACGCAAATTATTAATAAGATACGGAGATTCTAGATGAATACGACAAGATTAAAAGAAATTATTCGTGAAGAAATTCAAAGTTTAAATGAAGATGTTTTAGCGAATAAAGTAGAAAAACTAACCAAAGCATTAATAATGGTTATGAGTAAGACTGGTTGGACAAAACAAGAAGCTGAAAACCTTTTAAAATAAAAGAGAAAATAAATGGATAAAAAACTTTGGTATAAAATGTTAGGTAAAGAGGACGCTTATAATCGTTCATTATATTATAAGATAAATGAAGCATTAGAAGATACTGCAAAATATAAACTTGATTTGGATGGCGGTAAGATATTTTTATTTGGAAAGTCAAAGAATGTTTTAATAGGAAATCCAGACAAAGATTACATAACTTTGACTAAGGATGAGTTAAAAAAAATATTTAATTTCGCCAAGAAAAATGGAGCGATTTAATGCCGATAAAATTGAAGAAAATTATTGATGAAATTGTAACTCCACTTGATAGAAAAATGGATATACACACCGATGGTAACTATTTATTGAGAAGAAAGACGACTGGCCAATATTATGCTGGTGGAAATATACATACACCAACAACGACAATGAATAAAAATAAAGCATCAACATTAACTGGAAATGAAATAAAGAACATAAAATATAACTGGCCTATGAGTTGGGATTTGATTGATTTGAATAAAGATGCCGATAAAGATAATATGGGTGGAATAAGAGTTAATGAACTTAGTTTTAACGCTGATATGTTGAATAAAGTACACGGTGATGTAATGAATTTTTTGAGTAGTGAACATAAGAAACTTGGATATGCTAACCCACTTGATACTTATCATTTATTACAACAAGTATTGGGTTCTGATAAAATATTGAGTAAAGTAAAAGGGATACGATAATGAAAATCTCAAAGTTGAGAATAAAAGAAATAATACGAGAAGAAATGATAAGAGAATTTCAGGGACTTCCATCACAGGGTAAAATGTTTATTAGAGTAAATGATAAAAAGGGAGCGTTAAAGTTTCTCAAGAAAATGGATATAAAATTTACTTCTGAAGAACCAAACTTACATGGTGCTACATGGTATAACAAAGACAAGATCGTAGCAGAACTGGACAAACATATGTTAGTGATTTTTGAGGAGCGACAAGTACAACAAAATAGATTAGATGAAGCATTAACGAGTAAGGATTATGCGGAGATAAAAGATATAATAAGAGCTGAAATTGCTGCGGTCTTTTTTGATTTATTCAAAAAACGCGCGATGTGGATTTAAGGGGAAATGATATGAAACGTTCTGAATTAAAAGAAATAATTAAAGAAGAAATAACTAAATTTATGGAATCTGGATGGGAATATGATATTGAAGCGTATAGACCAAAATTAAATAAGGAAAAAGAAACTATAACTTTTGTTAATGATGCTGAAACCAAAAAAGCATTATCTGCTTTGGCGAAAAAAAAGATAAATGCTACGCGAGTTGGCAAGACTTTAAAATTTTTGAATACACACGACTTCAAAAAGGCGCAAACAATGATAATAGTATAAATGGAGAATCTAAATGAATAACAAAGAGTGGAAAAAATTATTTCGTGAAAATACATTAAACGAGCAAGCAAAATTTACAACACTTAAAAAAAGTGGAGATGTAAAACTTCAACATGCTATTCGTCATGATGGTAAAGAATGGTTTCGTGTTGAAATGCCAGGCGGAGTATTTGTTTTTGATATAAATGAAAAAAGAGAAGCCGAAGAAAAGTTTAAAGAAACAGTTAATTTTTTAAAAGGTATGGAAAGAACCAAATAATCGGAGAATATAGATGAATAAAGCAACAATTATTATTAACGATGGGCAATTAGAAAGTGGGCAGAAATTTGCTAAACAAATATTAGCGGAGTATATGCCTTTACAAATAGGTGGTGGAGTAATTCGTGAATCGATGAAACAGCATGATGGTCGAATTTTAATCAAGGGCATATTACAACGTGCAGAAGTACAGAATCAAAATGGTCGTGTATATCCGCATCAGATTCTCGCCCGAGAGGCGAAAAAATACGAAACATTAATAAGTGAAAAAAGAGCGTTAGGTGAATTAGATCATCCAGATTCTTCTGTTGTAAACTTATCAAATGTTAGTCATAATATAGTTGAGATGCATTGGGAAGGTAAAGATTTGATTGGAACGATTGAGGTATTGAATACTCCAACCGGAAAGATTTTACAAGAGTTATTGAAAGGCGGTATTCTTGTTGGTATATCTTCTCGTGGTCTTGGTTCTGTACAAGAAGCTGAAGGTAGTGCGATTGTCCAAGATGATTTTGAATTGATTGCGTTTGATATGGTAAGTAATCCTTCAACGCACGGTGCGTTTATGAAACCTATTCATGAATCTGTGGATAAATATGGTCAAGTTTGTGTAAATAAATTTTGTAGGATTCAAGAGTTGGTAACTGAAATTTTAATAGATATGGGAGAATAATTATGATTTTTTTAGATAAAATTATGTTAAGATTGAAAGAGTGGATTGTTGATGCGCAAGAATTTTCAGCAAAACGTTGGGGAACAATTTGGGTAATATGTGCGTTGGTTGCGGGTGGTGGTTTATTGTCAGCATTTTTTGGTTGGGGATTTGCTTTTTTTGTGCCTGCGTGGCTTGTTTTTGTTGCTTATATGTTAAAGAGAAAATATAAAGGATAAATGATTTTTATTCAGGGAGTTGTATAATGAAAGATAAAAAGAAAGCAGAAATGTTTACTGGCATAAGTTTTAAATGGAGAGATTTTCGCCTTCAAGATTTGACTGAAGAAAAAATAAATGAAAGTACATATACATTTGATTCAATTATGAAATTCATTAAAGATAATGAAGACTATTGGACTAAACACGGGGGCGGCGACGATAAATTTAATATTCCAAAAATTGTAATTCATGGGCCTGGTTCAAACACAAAATGGTTAGATATATCTTATGATGCGCTTCGTGAAATAGCGAAAATACTAAAGAAATATAAGTAGGAGTAATAAAATGGCGACAAAAAAGAAACAAAAACTTGATGAAGGAATGGTAATGATTTCTTCTTTACTTCCTGTTGGTGGTTTGATTGGTATGCCTCCAAAACGGAAAGATAATTTCGTATTTAAGGGTCTTCCTGGTCAATTTGATAAAGATGGAAATAAAACTCTTGATGAATATGGTGATCCGTTAAAAGAGGAAACTGATTTCATAGCATTTTATGCTGGTAAGAAAACGCCTATTAAGGGAACGGATTTATGGGATGCTAAGAAAAAAGCCATTGCCCTATTGAAAATCCCTAAATCAAAGCAAGGATTATTAGCCATCAAATCTAAAAAATCAATGGACGCTGGAGATTTTAGATATGAAGGTAAAGTAAACGAAGTCAGTTCAAAAAATGTAAAAGAAGTAGTTGGTTTGTTGAAAGATATTTTAAGTGAATTTGGTCATAAAAGCCAAGTATTATTGTCAATGGATAGAATTCAAGAAATGTATAATTTATTGAAATAAAATGATAAATATACCTGTAGAAATAGGCGACACGATTTTAACCGGAAAGTTTAAGAATAAAGTAACCGTTGTAAAGGAGATTGGAATTGACGATTATGGGATGCCAACGATAAATGGTAAAAAAGTTGTCACATTTCGTATAAAGAAAAAAGAAAAACAAGGAGAAAATAAAATGGCGACAAAAAAGAAAGAAAAATTAGAAGAAGGATTAGTAATGATTTCTTCATTATTACCGGTTGGTCAACTTATTGGTATGCCACCGAAAAGAAAGGACAACTTTGTATTCAAAGGATTACCTGGTCAATTTGACAAGAATGGTGTAAAAACTCTTGATGAATTCGGCGATCCGATAAAAGAGGAAAAAGTTGATGAAAAATATACAGGTCCTAGAGCTGATCAACATTATAAAAAAATTTTGGATCAAGTGAAAGAAGGTTTGGAAGAATTACAAGATGTTGGTGAGGATTATGGAGTATTTCAAGATGCTAAATACGCCGAAAAAACATTAAAAAAAGTATATGAAATGATTCGTAAAGTTCGCTAAGGAGATAAAAGATGCCAGCTAAAAGTAAATCGCAGCAAAAATTTATAGGCTTGGTTCATGCGGTACAAAAAGGTGATATAAAACCAGATGATGTATCCGCGAAAGCCCAAAAAGTGGCGAAAACAATGAAAAAGAAAGATGTAACGGATTTCGCTAAAACAAAGCATAAAGGACTTCCTGAAAAAGTACCGGAAAATTACATTGTCGATGAAAATACACTAACGGATTTACCTGATGATGTTGAGTATGGCTACACGAGAGATGGAGTTGTCCAATGTATAGCGTCAAAGAATATTTGTTTAACGAGAATGCGGACTGACAGAGAAAGAAATCCTGGTTCAAAGTTTCAGTTCATTTATTCGCCGACACAACAAGTTGGCGAAATGTTTGAAAGTATAACTGAAGCGAAAGAGAAAGCCGGAGATATGGCTCACGACATTTATTCAAGAATCGCAAATGGAAAAAGAGCGTGGGATGTGGTTGCTCAATTTGGGTTGAGTCACATTTCTGCTAATGATAAAGAATATGATCAAATACTAAATGTATTCAATAATTATAGAAAACTTGGAAAAGACAAATCAGTCGCCATTTTGACACAAGCATTAAAGACGAGTAGGATAGCTGAGGCCTGGGTATCTGGAGGCGACAAAAAATATGATAGAAACAATATACCTGATGGAACAACCGTAAAAGTGGTATATGGGAAACACGAAGGTAAAATTGGAAAAGTTGTTGATGATGCTCCAGCTGACGGGTATTCAATAGTAAAAGTGGGTAGTGATAAATCTTATTATCATAATAGTGATTTACTTGTGAAAGAAAATAAAATGAACGAATCAAAGTTTAAGATTGGTGATGTAGTTGCAAATAAAAGAACAAAGTGGATAGGTATAGTTAGATCTGAGGAAGATCGAGGAGAATTAAGAACTGATGCTGATGGTATGGTATACATTAAAAATTTAGAAAAATATGATCCTAAAAAACATAAAAATTATCATATTGCTCCAAGCACTAAAAAGGAAATTGGAGAATCCATAATGAATGAAATAAAATCCGATCAAGATATGGCAAAAGATGGGCTCAGGTATGGTAAGAAAAAGTATAAATATGATGCTAAAAAATTAAAAGATTTGGCGAAAGATTTATTAACATATATCAAATCTGGTGAAATAGACGACGAGCTAAGTATAGAAGCGTATATTGATTTTCGTCACGATGAAATCTCGATGGATGAAGGACAATTTATGGGTAGTATTGTGTCTGATGCTCGTGCATTATCATCTGGTACAATGGCAAGTTTAACTGGAAAACAAAAACACGATGAAATACAAAAAATACAAAACGATTTTGTAAAATTTGCATCACAAAATAAAACTAAATACAAAAATTGGCATGATGCATGGAGAGTATTTTGGAAACGAAACGAAATAAAAGAAGTTATTCGTGGAGTTGTAAGAGAAGTGTTGAATGAAAA